TTGGGAAGTTTCACATTCTTTAAATCAAACACTCTGTGAAACATCGGAGCTATGTGTTCCGGTCGCCATCCTGCGAGTCCACATCCGATTGGGGTAACATTGTAATTGTGCTCTGGAGTATATGAAGCGTAGGAGAGGAAGTCTGCGACAAATTTGTTAATGGAAATAAGATCCAATGTCCTTCTGGGGTTCTCTTTAGTGGGAATCGCGTAGGATTGCCCTTGGAGTCCAATACCCTGACCAAGAATTGCACCATGTTTCTCCAATGCTGTTAGGGCTGCGCCCTTCTTGTGAATTCCTAATAGATTACTACCAAACACGAATATTTCAGCCATTATTACTCCTAATTAGTGCCGTCTTTCCGGCTGTCAACTACATCGATGCGCCTCAATGCAGATTTCGCTGGGGTCGTCTGGTGTACACCATAACGGCTCCGAGTACTCTTCGTACGTCATGGTACGTGAGCTTCTGGTGGAGAAGCAAGGATTCGAACCTTGACGGACTAGCCGACCACAGGGTTACAGCCTGGTGCCCTTCCTAATAGGCGTCTTCTCCATGAATGGTAGCGAGGACGGGAGTCGAACCCGTGGCCGCATGGGTATGAACCATGTGCTCTACCGCTGAGCTACCTCGCAATAATAGCTGGCCTCTCCCAGCGGTCACGAGCTTGCTTCACTATTGGATAATGTCGTTTAAACCCTATTTCTCCGTGAGCTGGGGTTTCTATCTACAGGAGCATTGATAGAACTTGCCAAGCTTGCGTTTGCTCCCGACACAATTCTTATTGGTAGTCTCGAATGGATTCGCACCATTATTTCCCGATTATCGGTCGGGTGTTCTAACTATTGAACTACAAGACTCTGGCTGGGATGGTTGGACTCGAACCAACATTACATGACTTAACAGGCCACCGCCTTACCAATCGGCTACATCCCAATTACAACACATAATCAGAAGCCAATCTAATACCAGCTTTCTGCTTATTCCTTGGCAAGTCTATCCTAAGACTTGCCTCCGTATTACTCACTTCATCTACAGGGATAAGATAGCAAGTATCATTATCGGGACAATAGACTGCAAAATGTTCAATTTGACCTTTGTAAGACTGCCTAGTGTTTACTGAATTCTTATGATGTGCAGTCGTAGAGCAGGTTTTAAATCTTATGACACCACTCCTAAGACTTCCTGTCTTGCATTGAATTCTCTCAAATCCTAAACCTCGATCAATAACTAAATCGTACCTAAGTAGTTCAGTTAAAGGCTTTAATACTGTAATCCTCTTCTTCAAGAAGGTAGCAATAATCATCGCTACAGATAAATCACCTTTCTCAATAGTATGCATTTAAATTCTTACATAGACCAAATGCCTATCATATCATCGGTCTATGTAGTAATTCAAGGCAGCTGCGCTAACCGGACTACGCTATTAGGGCGAATTATGAGTATATTCAAATCTGGTTGAACTGGCAAATCATGCGCTATGCTCCAGATACATCTGCTTCCTTTCTACTGGCTTTGGCTCAAACCCTGAAAGCAATATCTCAAGTTCCTCAGCTGTTATATTCTCAACTTCATGAAGCATATCTTTGAGCTTAAATCTGCATTTATCTAACCGCTTATAGTAGAGTACGAAGCCATTTCTATCCCAAAAGAGGCATTTAATCTTGTCGCGGTGCTTGTTATAGAACACATAGATGGAGCCATCGTGAAGGTGTGCGTTATGCTCTTTCTGAATAAAGTTGGATAGTCCATCTATGGACATTCTGAAATCTGTAGGCTTACTGGCTATGAATATCTGCTTATTCTCGTATGGTATTAACATCTATAAATCCTTTAAAAAGTCGATGATTTTCACTACTTTCATCGTGTCAATATTGGGGGAAATGCTTACTTTCACGCCCTTCGCTATAATAATTTCAAGGTCATTCTGCTGCTCTATAACTTCCGCTTCTTCTCGTACAGGGATTGGACTTCCACCATTGCTCATGGGGAGATTCGTGGTCTGTACTGCTATGAACTTCATGGGTTGCTCTTCCTTCTCAGCTTTCATCTTTGCAATAATATCTTGGTAGCCTAGATGAGTGACCATTTCGCTCAGCAGCTTAATCTCAATATCATTCGCTCTTGCGAACTTTGAAGCTGGCGCACCAGACTTCATATATTTGCGAACTATGGGAATACATTTCTCATATAGTTCTGGATTGGTGTGCTTCTTGTACTCAATCCTGTAACGCATATTGCAGAATTTCTTGTAATCTATCTCATACTCATCACAATATTCCTTCTGCTTCATTCCAGAGTTATGAAACTCTTCTATCTTCAAATACCAGTACCAGATTTCATCATGGTCTTTCTTTATCATCACTGCTGAACCTTACGTAAGAAGCTTTCACCCTGGTTAATTAGTTCACCAATCGTGTCAGCTTGTAAATCGAAGCTCTCATTATGTGTTATCATCTTTCCGCGATACTTTCCGTCATCATGTTTCGGGTACAGCGTTATCGTCACACGCGGGTACTTTCCCATCCAAAAGTCCTTTATTTCCTGCAACTCGGTCGCTTCCATCCTGGTGCTCCTCTATTAATCGCTTCATTTCTGCCTGAATCACCTCACAAGCTTTCACATACCCTCGATCATACTCCCAATCCATAGCATCAATGCGCATTTTAAAGCCTATCATATGAACTTTTAGCCATTTAAGTAATTCTTCAGAAGGAGAAGGTGCGGGGTTGCCCAGACTACAACTTGGACATATCAATTCGAGACACACTTCTTCGCGACAGTGCTGACAGTAGTAATAGCTAGAATCATTCATTGTTGTCCTCCGATTAAGCTACTCGTGTTCACCATAAAGATATTCTGTCCAATCAATATCCTTGATGAGTTTGATGGACTTATTACCTTCCTTAGCCAGGATATCATGCCATTCGCCAAGATAGCGCATTTGTTGCTCAAGATACTCCACGCTACTACGCAGCTTACGGTCAGTTATTTGCCCTTTAGAATGCTGTGCTCTCCAGCGGTCTACACCTTCTTTCAGTCGCGCCCATTCGCCTTCAACGTAATCCACTGCGAACTTGATGCCACGAATGTATTCCGCATTATGTGGTGTGCCTTTTGACTCGCAGTAGCAGCACATACATTTGATTTCTTCATCCATCATGCGGCCTGAAGAAGTTGTTCGATGATATTCCAGCACTCTTGCTCAGCAAAGTTATAATCTTTAACGCTCTGGCTATCTAATCCATGATCCATTGCATCGAAGAAGGAGAATTTAGACTCCATTTCTTCATCACCAAAATATTTTCTAAAAGCTTCCGTGTCACACATATCATCACAATGACCGCAGTCAAAACCAATCCACATGTCATTACAGGCAACATCAAGAAGGTCTTTTAGGCTATGATTTGGTGCCATGAATGTTAATCCACCGTGGCAGTCTATATCCAAGCTATCATAATCCCAATGAGGACGCTTTCTTCCACTTCCAAGAAAGTCGCGTTGTTCCATGGGAGTTTGCGCGTATTTATGTTCAGGAGGGATTGCCACATATCCGCAACGATGACCTACTTTATTCAATACAATGATATATTCGTGATCTTTATAGGTTCCACCACCTTCAACAGCAATCCAGTTTCCTTCAGGCACGAAAAATTCCTTGTCGCCTTTTAGCTTCAGTATCTCTGTAATACAGCTCATATTGATCTCCTAAATTAAATATTCACTTGCTTTGCATCTAATATCAGCGCGTGGTCATTCTCAGCCATTTCCTTGATACAAGGATAACAGGCCAGCACAATTTTCTTATTCAATACCGCGCAGAATGTAATGTAACCCTTCTTCTTCACAGAGAGCCACATCTTCTCCTTGCACTTAGGGCAGTCGAATAACTCGCTTTCAGATTGGTCTGCCGGAGCTTCTGGGTAGCTCTTTAGGTCTGGACATGGGAACATGACTAAATCTTTCTCTTTCTTCACTTAAACGCTCTCTTACATCGGTTACAATAGCGCAGCTGAGTGATCGTATAGAACCATGTGCCGTTCTTATACCACCGCTCATGCCACGGATAATCTACAATTATGTTATGTCCCTTCAGCAGACAATTCAGCCATGTCGTGAAAGAAATTTTTACAGCCATTGTCCATATCCAATAATTTATCTACACACTCTACATAGCCTACAATATCAACGTAACTATCGCGGTGATTACCGCTCTTAGCCCTGGAAATCTTAAGCAGCATCATCATCTTGGCTACATCGTACTTGTCGATTGTAAATCCAGTGTACGCTGACCATAGTCCTGCTATACGCTGAAATGAATCATTGATGCTGCCGTAGTCTTCCTGACGCTGACCGTTGACTATGCTCTTCGCTTCATCGGTCATGCTCGGCATGATTACTCTCCGAACATTTCATTGATAATCTGTTCAAACTGCTCCTTGCGTCTCTTGGTGAGTTCTAATTCATCCAAGGCATCGATTAATTTATCGAAGTTGATTGGATATTCTGAAGACAATTCATGAATCTTCTGCTCACGGTCAGCAATGGTAGACTCTAGCTTACATACTTCAAGCTCAGCCTTCTTGCTCATCTCACGCGCTCTGAATGGAGCC